TCTTTAGGTTCATAGCATTCTTTACAAACCCTAAAACCAGTCCATTCCTTCTTTAAACTTTTATAAGCATATTGAAAGCCGCATCGGTCGCATATTGCTATGGCAAATTTGCCTGAAGCGTAAGCCATTACGCCCTCTTAGATCTCATACTGGGCGCAATAAACAAAGATGCTCGACTTTCATCTTGATCTGCTGCCCTAGCAAATTCCTCTTCATACATCGTTTTTAACATCTGAACCCTGTCTGGAGCTCTTTTAATTGACAAATAGTAAGCCAATCCTGCTGCTAGACATGGATAAAAACGAAACGGAACGCCAAGTGTATTAACACTAGCATCTCCATCTTCAATTCTAATCAATCGATTAATATATAAAGCATCTGTACTATTTTCAGCCGCTGGCCAAAAATATAATCGAGGCGTTATTTGCTTGTCTAAATACCATTGAGTTGGACGAGCTTCTGTGGTTTTTGTTGGGATGTTCCAATAAGCAGACCTGGATATTTGTTGCATCTGAATATCAGTAGTAGTGCCACCAGAAGTTGTTCTGATCACAACATCTAACACATCAATAGTATAAGAGTCTAAATCAAAAAAAGTATCTGATTTGGTTAATGTTGTATTGGTATTATTTATTGTCCACTGATTTAGACCTCTATTAGCCCAATCAGCAAACAACAAATTTAAAGAACGTCGAGCGGTGACACCATCATATCCTGTTCGATATTCTAGCCCACACCGCTCAAATGCTTCTTCTACATACTCTGCAACATCTGGCTCAAAATCCCTAGATCCTGATGTGGCCATTTATGCACCTCTTATGATTGAAACGTAGTCATTGCTGTCAAATCAGTTACAGCAGTAAAGGTAACATATCCACCAGATTTAAATAACAATCCATCATCAGGAACATCTGGATAAGAATTCGTAGAAGCTCCAGCAATAGTTCTATATTGCATTACTACGGTTCCTGTTGCAGAGCCTTCTCTAAAAGAAATAGTTGCAGCAGCCGTTCCATTTACAACGTAAATACCCCTTAGCCGCATTCTTTCTGTAGACATTACGCCACAAATACTAGTTCCAGACCCAGCACTAACATTGCCAGCAGAAGATCCAGAAGTAGCTATCTGAGTCACTGTTGCAAAAAAAGAAGTGCCAGTCGCCGTACCCGTATCAGCACCAGTAATAGTCTCTGTTGCAGAAGTACCAGATTCATCAGTTCCTGTTACCGTGAAAGTAATTCCACTATCATCAGCCGCAGAAAGTATGGTTACATTTCTTGGCGAATCAAACGTAACTGATCCTCCAGAAGCTAAAGTCCCGCCAATTGTTAAATTAGCTGCTCCACTTACACTTGCTGCAACACTAATCCCATCTGGATCTGCTGCCGCAGCAATTATAAAACTCGAAGAAACATCGCTACCTGAACCTTTCATAGTCATAGCAAGTTACCTCTATTTATCGTTCAACAGCGGCTAAAATATAATCAATAGTCATAGTTTTTGCCGCAGCAGCGCCGTTCTGAATACCGAAAGAAACGGTTAAATCTTCATCGTCTGTTGCATTTGTCAAAGTTGTTTGTGAAGCAACTTGCGCGTCATCAATGAATATTTGAAATTCACCATCTCCAGTATTACCAGTTGGTGTGTAATAAAAAGCAGCAGTTAAAAACGTATCATCAGCAATTGTAGCAACTGATGAGTTTGTAGTTGCTGAATTATCTTTTTCAATATTAAAGTCCATTGTGGCTGCGCCATCAGCTTTAATAAAGTAAAAACCATCTGTTGTATCAAGCGGAGTGGTATCAGTAATACCAAGGCCCATGACAAAATCAGACTGAGTTGCATCAGATACTTTAAACCTTGCTTTAAAAAACATTTGTTTAGTTGCAACATACTTAAAGGCTTCTCCTTTAAGTTGCAAAAAATCAAGATCATCATCGCCAGCAGCGTTTGTAAGAAGCAACCAACCACCCTGACCAGAAGCTAATGCTTCGGTTGCACTTCCTGTGCCAGCTTCAGTAGTAGTGATAGTCCACTCGTCAGCGTGATAAGTAAGAAAATCATTAAAATACGTTGTGTATTTTGTAGGATCTAAATAAGGAAACTCAAAAAGAGGATTACCTGGAGTTTGGTTTGAAACTCCATTTCTAAAATGAGTAGTAGTCATAACAGTTTTCTCCTAAAAACCAGCGCGTTAACGCCATTAAGCTACTAAAAACAAGGTGGCCCGAAGGCCACCCGATATTTGTGCGAAGCTTTACGCTCCTTGAGATCCGTATACTGCGCGTGGATTAGACCACCCGAAGCTATAACGCTCTCTAGCTTTATAACGCACATTACCCGTATCGAAATCACCTTCCATAGAAGTTGAAATCGGGCTACGTTCAAAGTGCTTAAAGCCGTCAGGACAATCAGTCAAAACAAAGAACGCATCAGTGTCTGTCAAGAAATGGTTGACTGCATAACCTTGCGGTAGCAATCCCATGTTCCTGATAGCGTTGATGTCATTATCTGCTGTGCCAACACGCCCTGGTGTTTCAAGCAGTCGATCAGCAACAAACTGAAGTTGAGGTGGAACAATCAGCTTAGTGCCTTGAAGGGCAAGCGTCATGTTTCGATCGTCAACATAAGTTGAAATACTGATCAAAGCGTTTTCGAGTGAAGTCTCGTTCAAATCGACATATGTAGAAGGACGATTTGATAAGGTTCCACCACCAGCTAATGGGTGTGCTGTGCTGACTAATGCAACACCGTCACCGCCCGTATAGCTAGAGCTAAACGCATTGTTAAGGACGTTAGCAGCTTTAACCTGCTTTGAGTGAGCCATACTTCGGGCCAAAGCCTTCGTATAACGAGATCCAAGTCGGTCGTAAAGGTTGTCCTCTACAGCTTCCTCGGTCAAAGCAAATGCTAGTGCTACAGTTTCGTGAGTATACCTAGCGGTAAAACCTTCAGTCGCGCTGTCATAAACAACACCTTGACCTTCAGTTTTAACATCGGCATTACCGAAACCAACGATAAGAACTTCCTCTTCAAACGCTCGGTCTGAAGATTCAGTCTCAAAAATTTCCGCATGCTCGTTTTCATAACGCGCATACTCCATGCCAAATAAAGCGTTGAGTCCTGGCTCTAGCTCTTTGGCTAACTGTGCTCTTGAAATAGCCATTAGTTATCCTCCTAAGCTAGACCGACTTGCTTCTGACCAAGCAGATGATTCTGTATGGTGACAAGCACGTTGGTATTGGCTGAACCCATGTCTGAATTTTCTGGATCACCAGAAATATCAAACGCCTTCATTGGTAGGGTAGCTGTAGTAGCTCCCGTCGAAACATCTAGTTCCACATAGGAAATTCCGCTGTCTGTACTTCCCGTTCCGCTATTGTCAACAATATCGAAGTTGCCAAACAAGTCAGCAACAGGGAAAGCAGCATCCGCTTGCACTTCAAAGACATCAAAAGGACTGTCATATATAAATGCAATTGCGTCTGTAGCTGCATTGCCAGGCCAGTAGTTACTCCAGGTAGGCTTGCTAGTAGTTGGATCTGTGTAGAAACAACCATTAAATACACCTACAATAATCGCGCTAGTGGCACTGCCACCATCTGCTCTAGCAATACGAGTAACAATACCACCAGTGTCTTGAGTGACAATGTCACCTTGATACACTTTAGTGGTGTTGGTTGTATCGCTAGTAGTCAATCTATAACGAGATTGACCAGCGTTATTGTAACTACCCTGTACATTTCGTACATAGCGGAGTCCAAAAGGGGCATCAATATTAGCCATCTTTTATTTTCTCCGTAAACACAATCAAAATAATAATTCTAAACTAACGCTTAGAATTCCCAAAAGTTACCCGCGTCTTTCTCTCGTTAGAGATTGGCATTGCAGGATGCTCGTCCTTTAACAGATCATTATCCACCGCTTGCATTTGGTGGTCGGTCTGTTTCTGGAAATAAGCATTTCTTTCCCCAGCGGTCTCTTCTGGTATCTTACACAGAATTAACCCGCCAACGCCAACTGTACCTGCGTGTTTTCCATCATCAATTGTGGGTAAATCATACCCAACAACTTCTTCAGGTTTAACAGGCTCATAGCCTTCACGAAAGCGCATATGTACGTTGGTCTTATCTTCCTCTCCCCGAATGTGAGTTCGTATCCATCTGTAATGCATTCCAGGTGGAGGAGGGGGAGTTTCCAGCACTTGAGGTGGTTGCCATGGTTTTCGAGCAGCATTAGTAGATCGTTCGTTTTGTGTGCGCGAAGACCGATTAGATCCTGCGGACGATTTCTTAGCTTCTTGTTCACTCATGAGCGTTGTAACCTCATCTTTTGTTTTGCGTATTCTTTGAATGGAACCCCAAGTTTCTTAGCTAATTGCTGTTCGCTTGGACTTAATTCAATCCTACGATCATTTTGATTGCGTCCATTTCCAGTTGTGCGCGTAGTCGAAACGACAGTCTGGACGTTTTTTCTGTCGTTTACAGCGTTCTCAAACTTATGCGGCAATTCTTGTCGCATAAGATTATTCAATTCAGAATAATACTCGTCAGATTCTAAGTCAATGCCGGTATTAGCAAGGTCTTCATGAATCCCCATTGCAACCCGAGTCATAACTCGGTCTTTTCCAAACCATTCATTATCATTCGCCCATTGCTTTGCTTTATCTGAGGGCTCTTGATATTCAGGCTCTTGTGGAACTTGCTGCAATTGAGCAGGACTTTCTACTTGAGCTTCAGCCTGTTGCGTATTATAGACTTGAAGGTCTTGTTCATAATCCTGAAGGTCTTGATTGTATTTATTTAAAGCAGTTCGATCTGCTTCTGCTCGAGCAAGTAATTGCTGGGCTTCGACCAAACCATCTTGATCTCCAGCATCCATTGCTGCTTTCAGAGCTTTCTTAGCACCTTCTGCTTGAGCTTCAACACGATTCTCAAACTCAACACCGTAGCTTTTTTGAACTTTTAAGTTTTCTTCAGCCGCTGTGCTTTGGCTAGTAGTTAGTTTACTTTCAAGCTCTTGATTCTTTTCAAGCAATGACTTGGCATACTGCAATGCCTGTAACTCTCTTCGTTGATATTCTTTTGCCTGTGCAACAGATTTGTTAATTCTGTCTTGAGCAGTTTTAGTTTTTCTTTCTGCTTCGTTTAAATCTTCATCAACGTGTTTTGGTTCAAATTCTTCTTGAACTACATCATCAGTAATTGGATCAATGCTATTAACATCTTCTTCGCTTAACTCAATAAATGTAGATTCTTCAGAGGTGTCTTCTTCAACACGCCTTTGTTCAGGAAGCGCAGCTTTATCAATGTTATCATCATTGAGATTAGCAAGAGCTTCAGTCAGGGTTTCTTCAGCCATGATTTACTCCTATAGTGATTTGATGTCATCGGGATCCGCTATGGTCCCAATTACTTCATCATCGTTAATGATTTTTACTTCTTCGCCGTCTTCAAATGCAAAACGAGCACCCGCATAACGACCAATCAGAACCCAATCACCTTCCTTACACCAAGGAATATTCCCAAACTTACCTTCATCTTGATAAGCCAAGGGACCAGCTTTTAATACATAAGCAACAATCGTGGACAAATTTTCTCTGTCTACGGTTGATTGAGTTAGCATAATACCACCATCAGTCATTCCCTTACCTTTGTAAGGCATAACTAGTAATCGATATCCTGCTGGGTTGGGCATGCGCTCTAAGAGCGATTTGTCCAGTAACGCGGGATCTAAGACCCGACTTTCTGGCTCAATGTATGCGTCTGCAATAGACGTTTGTGCGACAGTGTCCACTTGGGGTTCACTCATCGATATCTCCTTCAATATGCAATGCTTCTTTTAAGTCTTCTCGTAGGGTGCGAAGCATCGATAACTCACCCATGACGAATTTGTAGTCCTCCATATCTTTAATTGCGCCACCAGACAAATAGTCTTTAGCGCGTTCTTCATAATCGTTGAACTTCTTTAAAATATAATCTGCTAATGCAAGTGAGTCCATTTAGGTAAACACAGGTCCAGTTGGCATTGGTGGTCCTCCAGGCTCTGCATCAGGATCATACTGAGGCGCTGGCATAATAGGCATCTGAGGCAAACCGCCTAACCCAGCATAAGCCATTGCTGGAACAATTGGAGCTGTTCCGCCATAACCGCCAAACATTTCAGATGGTATCTGAGGGCGAGGCATAAACTGAGATGGTTGTTGAGGACCAGCGGCCACAATAGGATTAATTGGCTGTTGTGGTCCCATCATATTCCATTGAGGTATTTCTGGTGCTTGAGGTCTTTGACCTCCACCAATTAAACCAAATACTCCTCCCCCACCTGTAGCTCTTCTAGCTTCTTGAGCTTCTTTAATCATTTGTATTATCTCTGGAG